TAGTAGTCGCGCACGCCTTCGCTCGGCCACTCGCATACCGAAGCCCGCCACAGTGATAGTAGTTGCCCCGCGCTGCGCCGTGGCCGGGTGGCTAGATGAGCGTGAAGGAGATGATAGTAGAGCAGTACCCCCACCCACCCGTACAGAGCACCCCCTCCCCCTCGGGTAGTTATCCCTTACCCGTAACCCGCGCCCCATTTTTTCATCTCCCTGTGTTTTTATACAGTACCAAAAAATTTTGGCCGGGATTTTTCACTTTTAGGCACTTTACTTCTTACTCAATCACGTGTTTTAGTATTCCCCACCAGCCCCGTTCGTGTTACATTCCCCGCTATTCCACAAGCTGAGAAGGCTTAGTAGATTTCATGCACCCATCCATTGCTGCCGACCAAAACCTGCGCGAACTGGCCCTGTCCGAAGCCCGGAACGCCCTCGGCCCCAACGAGCCTCTGTCCGTTTTTCTCTCCCACGAGTGCCTGACGCTGCCGGAGTACGAGGCAATCGCCCGCAACCCCCAGTATCAGAGGTACCTGAAGGACTTCAAGGCAGACCTCACCGAGAATGGCTTCAGTTTTTCAGCAAAAGCCCGTGTGCTGGCCGAGGATTTGCTTGCCGACATCTACCGTATGGCGAAAGACACCGACACACCGGCCGCCATGAGGGTAAAAACCCTCGAAAATCTCGTAGATTGGGGTCGTTTGGCGCCGAAAGTTGCTGCTGATATCGCCTCCGGGCCGGGATATTCCATCACAATCAGCCTAAATGGGGCTCCGAAAAGCACCCAAATCACCCTCGAAAACGAGGAAAAACCGAAGTTTCAGGGGGTAATAATGCCGATAAAGGCGCCAAAACCCGACTCGGAAACCCTCCCGCGCCTCACCATGTTTCCTGAACCCGACGCGGATACTGCCCTGCACCACAACGCCGAAGCCTTTGAGGCGGAATTTGGTACGCCATAGCTGTTCTCGTGGTATACTGAGAGCAACTAAGGAGGCAGCATGGACATTTATCAGCCGGGGATATACAAGATCACCTGTGTTCCTACGGGGAAGTTCTATATCGGCAGCGCGGTTTCTATGGGCAAACGATGGGCGGTACACCGTAACTCCCTACGGGACAAAAAGCGCGCCTGCCCCCGACTACAGAACGCGTGGAACAAGTATGGGGAAGATGCGTTTGTGTTTGAGGCACTTCTGGCGTGCGAAGTCGAGGACTTAATACGGTTCGAGCAACTGATGCTGGACACTTTGCGGCCGGAATTAAATGTACTCCCTACCGCCGGGTCCATGCTCGGTATGCGGTGGTCGGAAGAAGTAAATGCTAAGAAACAGGCCCGCCATCGCGTCCACACTGTCAACGGGTTTACCGACTCTATCCGGGGGCTGGCCCGGCGCTTCGGGGTTATCGGAGAGCGTGTAGCGTGCCTACGCGTTCAGCGCGGATGGCCGGTTGAGGATGCTGTGACGAAACCCCCCGAGACCAAACAGATAAGCGGGACCAAGGCCGCCGCTACGCACAAGCGCAATGGGACACACCCGTCGCAGCATCTGTACACAGCGTTCGGAGAAACTTCGATGCTGCGCGACCTCGTGACCAAGTACAGCCAGATGTCGTACACAACGGTGCGGGCGCGCATACGCCGTGGCGATACCGTTGAAGCCGCCCTCATACAACCAAGGAAACGCTGATGTCTTTGACGTTCACCCCGGTCCCCAGCACCGAAGCCTTTTTCACATCGGAACAGTTTATTTCGTTAGTTTGCGGCCCTGTGGGATCAACTAAGACGACTGCTTCGGTGGTGAAAATACTGTACCACGCTGGGCGTATGGCGAAATCCAAGGACGGGTTCCGTAGATCGCGTGCGATATGGGTGAGGCAGAGCCGTGAACAATTAAGAGACACGTCCATACCGGACTTCCTGAAGTGGTTCCCGGACGGCGAGGCGGGGACGTATTTCAAATCCGAAATGCGGTTTGAACTCTCGGTAGGAGACATCCGGTGTGACGTGCTGTTCCGGGGGCTGGACGACGCCCAAGACGTACGGCGGCTGCTGTCCCTCCAAGCGAGTTTTGCCATCATCGACGAGTTCCGCGAACTCAACAAAGACATCTTCGAGGCACTGCAGGCCCGGCTTGGGCGATACCCAGACGGCATGATGGTGCCCCACAGGCCGGAATGGGGTAACGACGCCAAGGGTAATCCCCGTATGGGGTGCGTAATGGACGATGGCACGCCGAATTCTCGCCTGTGGGGAGCCTCTAACCCACCCGACATGGACACGTACTTCGAGGGGTTGCTGACGAATCCTCCGCCGAACACACACGTGACCATACAGCCATCCGGCACCTCCCCAGAGGCAGACTGGCTACACCTGCTTCCTTCAGGGTACTATGAAACGCTCGCAACTGGGAAATCCGAGGAATACATAGATATTTACATCCACGCCAAGTTCGGCAAGAGCCTGTCCGGGCAGCCGGTCTGGAAGTCGTTCGACTCGGATTTCCACATCGCCAAGGGCGCGCTGCGACCCATACTGAACGGGGTCCGGCCGGTGCTCATCGGCATGGACTTCGGGTTGAACCCCAGCGCGGTCATCGGGCAGCTTGACATGCAGGGCCGACTGCTGGTCATGGGCGAGGCCACCTCAGACGGCATGGGCGTGCTGCGGTTTATCCGCACCATACTGAAACCACTACTGGCACAGAACTTTCCCGGGGCGCCCATCCTCGTTATCGGCGACCCCGCCGGGCGCTCGCGGGTACAAACCGACGAGAAAACGGTGTACGACATCCTGAAAACGGAGGGGTTTACGGCCATCCCGGCCTCCACCAACTCCCTGGTTGCCCGCATCGGCGCCGTGGACCAGTTTCTCAACCGGCAGGTGGACGGCGGCGCGGGGTTTCTCGTGGACAACAAGTGCCTACACATCATCGGGGGCTTACGCGGCAAGTACCGGTACAAAGCCAAGAAGTCTGGCGAGATGGACGACGAGCCGGAGAAAAACATGGCCTCGCATATCTGCTTCGTGGCCGGGACGCGCATCGCTACCCGCGACGGGGCGACGGACGTAGACCTTTTGCGTGTGGGGGACTTGGTGGAGACTCCCCTCGGCCCGCGACGGGTTATCGCCGCACACAGCCGTGTTGCGCCCGTGGTGCGTGCGGAGTTGTCCAACGGACTGGTACTTGAGGGTACGCCCGACCATCCCGTGCTCACACAACGCGGGTGGGTTTCCCTTGACGCGCTCCAGTATTCTGATATACTTGAGAGCATCTGCACAAGGGAAACTCCATGGCTGCAAAACATCCGGTTCAGGTATTCAACGGCGTTAGGTTTTATCGCAAAGGTAGGGGGTACTATAAAGCGGGCTATGAAGAATCGGGCCGCCGGACCATCTACATGCACCGGTATGTGTGGGAGTTCCACAATGGCCCCATTCTCGCCAAACACCACGTGCACCACACCAACGGAAATACCAGCGATAACCGGCTTGAAAACCTCGTGCTTATGCTTGGCACCGAACATAGCAGGCAGCACGCCCTCGAACGCATCGCGGACGGCACGTTTGGTACGCCCGAGCACCTCAGTATCGCTCGCGCAGCGGCTGCACAGTGGCATGGTAGCCCTGCGGGGTTGGATTGGCACAAGCAGCACGGCAAAGATACATGGGCGGACAGAGAGAAACAACAATGCCCCTGTACACAGTGCGGCAAGCCGTACGACGGGTTTATCGGGGCACGCAAACGGGGTTTTTGCTCCCCCAGTTGCCAGAACATGGCCCGAGTCGCCAGCGGAGTTGACGACGAAACGCGCACGTGCGTGGTTTGCGGTACAGAGTTCCAAGCGAACAAATACCGGAAGGTCAAAACCTGCTCTAAGATGTGTGCGAATGCTGCCATTAGCGCAGCCCGCCTTCGTCTACGCGATAGCCGTTGAGGGCGCGGGAGCGTACTATGCCAACGGGGTGCTTGTAAGTAACTGCGACGCACTCCAGTATCTAGCGCTTCACGCGGATGGCCAGCAGAATGGTGGACGGATGGGAAACACGGTGATGGAGGTCGAACGGGTCAATATTGGCGCATGGACGTAGTGACATGTGGTTGCGCTGGTAGTAGAATGGCGCGTAATTACACTGGAGTAGCACATGCTTGTCCCTTCCGCAACCACTGCACGTGATGTCACCCCGGGTACTCCCTGTGCCAACGGCGTAGCCCGGGCACTCTGGATCGGGGGCGCCGGTACGGTCACCATCCAGTGCAACCGCACTGACCCGACTACCGTGACATTTACCGTCGGGGCCAACACGCTGCTTCCGGTGGAATGCTACAGCGTCACTGCTGCGACTGCCACACTGATCGTCGCGCTCTACTGAGCCGCCCACCATGGCCGGTCTTGTCAATTTCACATCCAACGGGACGCTGGACGCGCAAGACGCTGAACGCGCGGCGCAGGCCGCAGCGCAGGCCCGCCAAGATACCCCGTACATTCTGTCCCTCGCCGCCCACGTACGCAAGTGCTGGGAGCAGGCCCGGGACGCCAAACTTCCCATCGAGCGCGGCATGCTCAAAGCCCTGCGCCAGCGCAAGGGTGAGTACGAGCCCGAGAAGCTGAACCAAATCAAGGAAGCCGGTGGCTCCGAGATTTACATGATGATCACAGAGACCAAGTGCCGCGGCGCCGAGTCATGGCTGCGGGACATCTTGCTGGACGAGGGCATGGTGCCCTTTGCCATCAAACCCACACCGGACCCAGAGATGCCGCCGGACTTCGTCCAGACCGTCACGGCCGCCATCGCCCAGAAAATCATCGGGGTTATCCAGAGCGGAATGCCCATCGACCAGATGGTCATGAAGCAGATGGAGGAGCAGGCCAAGGATGACGTGCGCCAGAACGTGATAAAAGACGCCACGGACCGGGCCGAGCGCCACCAGCGGTTCATCACCGACCAGTTCATCGAAGGTGGCATGGTTGATGCTTTCGACGCGTTCCTGTCCGACCTGACCACATACCCACTTGCTATTCTCAAGGGTCCGACTGTTCGCCGCGTGCGCACATTGGATTGGACTCGGCAACCCAATGGGTCGTTTTCCCCAGAGGTGACTGAGAAGTTGGCGCCTACATACTCGCGCGTTGACCCCTTCCGCTTCTATGTCGAGCCGGGCATCACACGCCTGACCGACGGGTACACCATCGAGCACCACAAGCTGTCCGACGCCGACATCTCCGACCTGATCGGGGTGCCCGGCTACGACGAAGACGCCCTGCGCGCGGTGCTCGACGAGGGCAACAACTCCGAGTGGCTGTGGTCCGCTGAGTACACCAAGAGCGACTTGGAAAACAAGTACAACATCTGGCGTTCCGAGTCGGGCAAGTACGACGCGCTGGAGTTCTGGGGCCGTGTGAGCGGCAAACTGCTGCGCGAGTGGGGTTTGGACACCGACGAGGTGCCCGACACCGCCAAGATGTACGACGCAAACGTGTGGCTGGTAGGCCGCTGGGTCATCAAGGCCACGCTGAACTACGACCCGCTGGGCGACAAACCCTATCGGTGCACCAGTTTCGTGAAGCGCCCCGGCTCGTTCTGGGGTTCCGGCATTCCCGAACTGATCGAAGACGTGCAGGCTATGTGCAACGCGTCCGCGCGCGCACTGGCCAACAACATGGGCATCGCCTCCGGCCCACAGGTGGAAGTCACGACCGACCGGCTGCCGCAGGGCGCCAAGGTCAGCGGCATGTACCCGTGGAAAATCTGGCAGACACTCAGCGACCCCATGGGTTCTGGGCAGCCCGCCATCCGGTTCAACCAGCCCGACGACCGCAGCGCGCCGCTCATGTCTGTGTACCAGAACTTTGCCCGCATGGCAGACGAGCAGTCAGGCGTTCCTGCGTACGTGTACGGCGATGGCCAAGTGGGTGGCGCAGGCCGCACCGCTTCGGGCTTGTCCATGCTCATGGGCTCCGCCGGTAAGGGTATTCGCCAAGTCGTGATGCACACCGACTTTGAGGTTATCGGCCCCACCGTCACTGCTCAGTACAACTGGAACATGCAGTACGTGGACCGCGAGGACATCAAGGGCGACTGCGAGATTATTCCTCGTGGCGCTGTCACGCTGGCCAACCGCGACCAACTCAACGTGCGCCGTGTCGAGTTCCTGCAGGCGACGGCCAACCCAATCGACGCCGAGATCGTTGGAATCCCGGGCCGCGCGGCCATCCTGCGCGAAGTGGCCAAGGGTCTGGCGATGCCGGTGGACGACATCGTCCCATCCGACGAGCAACTCGACATCCAAGTCGAACTCAAAAAGCAGCAGGAGATGATGGCCGCGCAAGCTGGCCAAGTTCCCCAAGAGGTCGTGGTGCGCCAAGAGGGAGTGCGAAGTAGCCCCACCGCGCCGGACGGCAACCGCATGGGCGGTAAAGAGTCCAACGTCGTGAGCAACCGGCAGACCGGCGGAGGTGGAGCATGATCCGCCCATGCTTCTGTGTCGGGTACAAGACCGACATCATGCGCGGCGTGCACCACGAGGACGACCGATACATGCTCGCGCTGTACACGGAGTCCGCGGACCTGACTTGCTACGTGCAGACGTACACGCCCAAGGGCGAGGTCACTGGCCCCGGGTACAAAGCGGGCGGCACACTGATCAAGGGCTTTGAGGTGGTCGAAGACGGCGAGGCCGCAGTGCTCACGTTCGACGACGTGCGCTGGGACCGCGCCACGGTAAAAGACGTGGTGGCCGGGCTGGTGTACAACGCGTCCAAGGGCAACCGCGCCGTGGGCGTTGTGGCGCTGGCGCAAAAAACTTCGTCCACGAACGGCCCGTTCGAGGTAATCTTCCCCGAGGCCACTGCGGCCGACGGCGTATTTGTGATCGAGTAGGAGCGCCCCCATGGCCCTACAATATTCCGCAACGATTTACCTAGCCCGGCTTGACCAGATCGAAGTGTCAACCGGCACGTCGGCAAAACTCAACATCTACTCGGGCGACTTGTCGGTCAACGGCACGATCACCTCCGGCCAGACCGTATCTGTGACCAGCTTCACTGTCACTGCAGCGAATACATAACCATGAGCGACAATACAACACTCAACCCAGGCGCTGGTGGCGACGTCGTTGCCGCCGACGACGTTGGCGGTATCAAATACCAGCGCGTCAAACTCACCCTGGGCGCCGATGGCGTCAATGATGGTGATCTAAGCTTGGCAAACCCTATGCCCGTTTTGGACAGTGCGGCTGCATTGAGGGTGGACCCGCTCGCCGCTTACGCGCTCAATGACGTAGAAGACGCCAGCCCTATGTATCTTGGCAAGGCCAAAGCCTCAGGCACTTGGCTTGTGCAGCGCTACAGCACGGCTGGTGAGATGCGGTACGCCAATATATCAAACAACTCAGGTACTGCCAGTTACGCTACCGCATGGACGAATCGTGCCGCGCTAATTTACGGCACTATCCAAACACTTACAGGGCTATAACATGGCAGCCCAAATCATCATCATCACCATTGACGCACTCGCACTGACCGCAGAAAGGGGGGTGTGATATGGCAATCACTCTAAGCGGCTCAACCATCACTATTGACAGCGGCGTTGCCTCTGGCACGGCCACAGGCGGTTCTGCGAACACGCTGACTGGTTCTGGTTTTGGCGCGTGGGCTGGCCGCATCGTCTGGATTACCGGCGGCACCGGGGCAGGGCAGTCGCGCTTCATTCGTACCGCTACGTCTACGACACTGACCGTCGAACCAAACTGGGACATCACCCCAAACGCCACTAGCGTGTTTTCGATTGGGTACACATGGGCCGATGTGGATGCAGCTCTGGCCGGAGTCACAGTTTCAAGCGCGAATTTTTATTTAGTGCCATACAACCTAACACTATCTGCGGCAGGATTTATAGGGTCTATAAACGAACACGTTCGATTCACTGTCAGCTTATTTATTCTGACCACTGCTGCTGGTTCATTG